TTTCAGTATTAATGATGGTAGTGGTTAAATCAGCAAATACTAAATCGCCAGGAATTTTTACAGTCCTACCAAAATATTGTCTTTCTATGGGAGTAAGCGTCAATGGTGGAATTTCAGATACATTACAATACAAGTGTACATCCGAAAGAGTGGCATCAACATCAGTTGGGGCCGCTGTTATCTGAAATTCAAATAAACTTGGTCGGGCACCACCATATGGAAGTGCCGCTTGAAAGGATGTTAGTCCTGTTGTTTGATCTGCCATTTTTTTATTTTCTCCAATTAACTTATTTTAATTATTTATGTCAAAAATATTAAACAGCACCAACAACTTCAGAAAATTCTACTCCACTCCGAACTGCAACAAAGTTGAGTTGGATAAAGTTGATAGCACGTGAAGGTTTGACAAAAATGTCTCCCCTAAACGAATTAGAATCTACAACTAGTGGTGTATTATTTGAAGCGTCACAAACAACTGCAAAATCTTGAATTCCACCTCTTCCTTGAATATCACGCAAGAAAGGTTCAACCATCGAAACGAATTGTGAACGTGTAAACTCATCGTTGAATTCAAACAACTGGAATTTAGCTGCATTTGCAATTGCTTTTTCCAGAAGAATGAACAACCTTCGTACATTTATTCTATCAAATGCAGATGGTTTTGATAATTGTGTTTTGTCACCAAACAGAAGTGTACCTTCGCCTGGGAACGAAACAACTGGATTAACCTGTTTTTGATACAACGAATCACGTTCCGCTTTCTTCGGATTGTAAGGAAGTTTTACAACACCTTTAATCTGACCCCTAGTAAATCCGCCAGGAGAGAAGAAAGGATCTCGTTCTGCATCAGTTCTTGCACAAAGTCCGGCAACATCACCGTTCAGAGGAACATAACGCATTTTGTCGTTATGTTTGTCGAACATTTGTTTCCAACCAGAGTCCATAACTGCGTAAGAGGAATTCTGATTAACAGTATCACGATGTCCTGTTACATTAGTGGTCGAAACTGAAGAACTTGTGGTTCCTACAACATGTGCTTTTGTTGGTGAAAAGAATGCAATACAATCTTTACGTGATTCTGCAATTTGTCCAATACAATGACGGACAACTGTTGAACCATGTGAACCTGTCATTAACAGAGAAACATCAACATCTTCTGCTGATTTCATCAAGTCATATGCACGAATAACATCTGCATCACTTGGTGCAGACCCGGCTGTTCCACTTGTAAAACTTAATGTTTGAGGTTTACCAGGCATATAAAATTCATCTGCTTGTTGTGTTCCACTTGCATCAGCGGTTGCACCCCATGCACGAAGCGTCTTAGATCCAGTAGCAGCAGGAGTTGTATAATCCCCACTTGTAACTTCCGACTCGACAATTGGACGCTGTAACCACCACATAAATTTGGAATATTTGTTAATCCAATTTTTATAGAAAATATCTTCACCTTGATCATCTCTTGCACCACTTGCAACTGAAAGATTTGCGTGTGCTTCTACGACTTCCCCAACTGTTCCTGTCCAATCTCCATCTTCATCAACAACTGCAATATGAATTTCGTCTAATGCCATATTTTTGTCTGCTGCGTGTACTGAAGTTGTGGGTGGGCCCTCTGGGAAAGCTCCCGCATATTCCCAATCTCTTGTATAAGTTTGAGCGGTTGCGGCGGTAAGAAACTTAGTATCAGTTACTATTACAGTTGCAGATGTGATAGTTTTTACTCTTTTGGTTTCACCATTGATAACAATTTTATCTCCAACAATAAATTGTGAACTAAACAGTGTTCCTGTTCCAGTTACAGTAGTACTATCAGCAGTTACCGCAACAGTTCCCTTCATATTTGAAGCAATAGTGTGAAAAGCAGACCTCTTTTGGCGAGTACCTGCAGCTCCTGAACTTACATCAGCACTATCGGTTGAACTTGTTGAAGTACAAGTCACCGCAACATTAGAAGTAACTACGCTCACAATGTGCAACCCTGTTTCTCCTGCAATTGAAATAGCATCTCCGACTCTAAGTTCTATACCAAATAAAGTTCCTGTTCCTGTAAGAACACCAGTTGCTACTGCCCATGCAACTGTTCCAGTTAATGTTGCAGAAGGTCTATCTGCTGGACAAATGGATACTTTGAAAGTATTTCCTAAATCTCCTGCCCATTTTGCAACCCACGGCCCGTTTGCAGCAGTACTGTATGCTGTTCCACCTTGTTCTGAATCATAAGTATTGTAGTAACTTTCAGATGTTGTAACCTGAATATTAACATATGTTCCAGTATTTGCACAAGCATTCTTTGGACAAGCGGCATCAGTTGTAGTCGTATTTGCAGCACGAACAACGTTTATTGCATTTGAATACGAAAGGAAGTTTGCAGCAGTGAAGAAATGTTCAAAGTTATCATCATCTGGTTTTTGGAATTGATTTACCAAATTATCTTCGTCTGTAACCAAAGTTACTTCTTCGATTGGGCCCCAACGAAATCTTCCGGCGAACCCACCAGTAGAGGTTCCTGCACCGACTACTACATTAGTCAGATCAATTTCTGAGGTATTAACGCCTGGACTTACTTGAAAGGCCATCTTTATTCTCCATATAAATTTTATGAGTTTCTTT